CCCAACAATCGCGGTATCAACGCCCCACACCGTTCCGCCCAGCGGAAACAGAGGCAACTCTCCGAGCACCCTGTCCGTCGCAATCGGACCCCACAGTTTTCCGTTTTGCGAAATGCAGGCCGCCGCCTGACTGTCGTGGTACGCCACAAAACCAACATTTGGAACGTAGGCGACAGAGTTCATCTCGTGATTGGTTACGGCGGAACCGGTGGCACCAACGGGATAGCCACCAGAGCTTCTGTACCCAGACCTGTAGTCGCTGCTCATAGCCGCCTCAGTAGTTTCTTTAATTCCGTCAACAGTTTACGACTAGACACTCCTACGGACGATGCACTGGTGGCAGTGTCGGCGACCTGCAAAGTCCCCAGACCTGTAGACAAGTCGCGGTACATCAAATACCCCTTGCGGTCGTACGCCTCAAGGGCGTCAGCACGTGGGTTGCCGTACCCGGTCCCGGCTAGGTCGTACTCGAAACCTTGATAACGACTTGTGGCAACGAGAAGACCGGAAGGGCTTAAGGCAAGGCTTGTCAGGCTAGGGCAGGCTGTGCCATACCAAGTGCCGAGAATTTGGGTTGCGCCTGAGTTCGTGCCGAGAAATGTGGGCAGTTCGTACCGTGCCCACGAGTCGCCAGAGCCGTTGTTGTAGTTGTATCCTATGTATCTTCGGCCGTACCGCTTTGGCGTAATCTTCCAGCCATTATACACGTTATTAGTGACAGACCGGGAGTCCAGCGCCACAATCGCAGGTGGCATTTCAGTCGTGGAATCGTCCCTCCATGTGGCGATCAGCACGTTGTTCCATGGGAACGACCACATCCGGACATCGGAGCCCATGAAAAACTTCGGGACCGCAGTGTCCCACGTTAAACCACCGTCGAAACTTCGGGCTATAAGTGCGCTGACTGGCTTAACGACTGGTCCCCAGTAGAAGTCGAGGGTGCCTCCGTTCGCCCTTCGTGACAGTATGTCGTACACTCCGCTGTCCCCGCCGCTATAGGCAATCAAAACGCCCTGCGATGTGGAAACGATTCCATCCCAATATCGCGCGGCTGGCAGGTACGAGTAGGTCCATGTGTTGCCGCCATCGGTTGACCTGCGGGCTAGTGAGGTAAGCTCCGCCGACAGGGCCACGTACGCCCCTTTTGCGTACGCTACTCCAATAAGGTCAACGCCACTAACTACGTCAACGGACTTGATTGACGTGACCTTGTTGACCGTTACAAGTGCAACATCGCTGTAGATCTGGGTTCCGCCAGTATTGACCCACACGCGCCACTCAGTGTTGTGGTGAAACTGAGTCGCCGTAAAGGAAATGGACTGCAAGGACGGGGTGTTTGTGACTCCGGGCAGGCTGTACGACGACCATACGGTAGACCCTACCCGACGCATTTGCCACGTTGCGAAAAACGTCGACGCCGGGAATGATCCCTGATACGAAAGGGTAACCGTTTGGCCCGTCACTACGCTCTGGCTTGCTGGCTGCGACGTGAAATATTCGTACGATGGAACCGTGAGGGTTGCTGCGCTCGTGTAAAAGGTGGTCCCGCTGCACGTCACGGATGCGCGGTAAAGCCACCCGCTGTCTTCGGACGTCAGTGCCGTAAGAGACAGCATCTTGCCCGCGCCTCCGTACACCGGACCCCACGCAGTGTTTCCGGGAGGCCGCTTCTCCCACGAGATCGACGGAGACGGGCAACCGGTGCTCGAAAAATCAAACGAGAAAGACGCTGAGCCGCTTACTGCCGTTGCGTCTTGTGGATTGAGGGAGATGCTTGCGCCGCTAACCGTCAGCGACGCAGAACGTGTGGTTGCGGACTGACCGCCCACTGTAACGATTGCGCGATATTGCGTTCCGCTAGACTGCTGCGTAAGGCCAGTCACCACAAGCGAAAGCTGCGTGGCACCTGCCACGACAGACCAGGTCGATGTCGCAAGTCCAGGAACTTGCCTTTCCCACTTAATGACCGGCGTGCTCCCGTCGCCTCCGGAGGAGGCAAACGAAAACGTCGCAGAGGTGGCCGTCGTCGATACGTCTAATGGCTGCGTCGTTATCGTCAATGTCGGCGGAACAACGGTTAGCGTGGCGGCGTTGCTAACCACTGTGCTCCCGCACGCGCTCACGGATGCCCGAAACTGATAGCCGGACATGCTCGAGGTAATGCCGGTGAGTGAGTACGTGGCACTGGTGGCTCCGGTCACGTTTTGCCAAGAGCCGCTAGCGCTTGCCCGGTATTGCCACTGAACGGACGCAGACGACGAGCATGAGGTGGTTTCGTACGCAACCGTAAACGAGCTGGTGCTGGTGGTCGCGGTGCGGTCGCTCGGGTGGGTTGTGATTGAAAGGCCGGGCACAGTAAGCGTCGCTGCGTCTGTAAACACTGACGAAGCGTTCTTCGTAACGACGCCCCTGACCCTTGCGCCATCGTGTGTTCCGGAGACGAGCGATGTGAACGTGTACGACACTGTCGTATTTGACGACGTAGATGTCGATCCGTCCTGCGTAACCCAACCGTCCGCCCCAGATCCGGCTGGTCGCCACTGCCAATAAACCGTTGCATTTCCAGAAGGCCCGCCGCTGTATGTCAGCGAAAACGTGGCCGACCCGCCAGATGCGGTGACCGAAGATGGCTGAGATGTGATAGTCATCGCTGTTGGCGAGACGGTCAGGTCCGCCGCGACAGAGTAGACGGTTTGCCCGCCATAAGAAAGCGCGCACCTGAAGGCATTGCCGTCATTTGTTGGGTAGGCAACAGAGATGGAGCCGTATGTAGCGGACGTTGCTCCGGAGATATTGCTCCAAGTCGCTCCAGCGTCTGTGGATGTCTGCCACTGATAGGTGATCGTTCCTCCTGCGGTGCCTGCCACAGAAAAGGCCGAACTAGCCAACGTGGAGCCGCTTGCGGCCGTGACGTCCACCGGCTGCTGCGTGATTGCAAGAGTCAAAGTCCGCAGGGTAGCCGCAGAGCTTGTGGCGACGAATCCGGAGCCATCGGTTGCCCGCAGTCGGTATTGATACCTGTGGTCTGCGGCCGCCAATCCGGTGAGCGAAATGGACGTAGTTGCTTGACCAGAAGCACCGGACGCACCATCGGCAATGTCGGCGAACTCATCGCCAAAAGCGGCCTTTTGCCACCTGTACGACACAGTCCCCGAACCGCCAGAAGTCGACGCAGCAAAACTTGCAGCACCAGCCGAGCTGTCGGCGTCAACAGGTTGGGACGTAAAGGACAGCTCTGGGGGCTGGACAACAACTGTGGCGGTTCGCGAGTTTGCCGAAAGACCCAGAGCAGTCACCACAGCCCTGTACAGGGTGCCGGTAGAACTCACTGCTGGAGTGAATGAATACTTGTCGGATGCGGCCCCAGAAATCGACACCCACTCAGCAGTGCTGCTTGGGCGAGACTGCCACTGATACGTTACAGTAGACGACCCTGCGGTAGCCAGCACCGACAGGGTTACCATCTGCCCAACCACCACAGACACGTCTGGTGGCTCGGCCGTTATGGAGATCGACGGCAGACGAAGCGTGGCAGGGAGGGAATAGACCGTCTCGGTGCCCGCCATAGCCTTGAGCCGGTACTTACGACCGTCGTCCGCCCCCGACAGGCCCGAAAGAGCGAGAGATGCGCCAGTAGAGCCGCTCACGTCGCTCCACGTTGTGCCGCTATCGGAAGAGGACTGCCACTGATACGAGATGGCACCGCCGCCCCCAATGGCCTTCGACACAAACAGTGCCGAGCCGTCAGTGGACGTGGCGTCTCCCGGATCAAACGAGATAGTCAGGGGCACCGTTCCGGCGGTCGTGCTACTGATCGTGATGGTTTTGGCTACAGGGTCAATCGCCGCTGTGACGTTAGATCCCGCCTTGATGGACTCACTGATCTGGGAGAACACCGCCGCCGAGAAGTCATTGATCTCGGCAGTGGTGTGCCGGTGGGAGCCTCCCACCAGAGCGCCGGTCACGGTGAGCGACCCGCCTACGGTTGCGTCACCCGTCGTAGAGACTGACTGAAAGGACGGCGCAGTTGGGAGTGCGTGCGTGTGGTCAGCTCGTGCGGCCAGCGAGCTGGTGCCGACAGCGCCAGTACCAGCAGCAGGCGGAGTTGTTGTGCCTAATGCAACACCTGACGAGTACGGCAGGGTCGCCCAGTTGCGGACGCCGTCTCCGTACTTGATCTTGCCGGTGTCGAGCTCGAGGCCCGGCTCACCAGCAGCCAGAACGGGATTGGACGCCGACCAGTTGGCCGCCGAATCCTGACGAACACGAAATCGCACTAAGGCCTGAGTTGGCATGTACTAGCTCTTGACGCAAAGGCGAATGGTGGCCGTCCCCGCGTTGGCGACGCCGACAATGAACTGGCAGCCGTACAGCGCGTCCGGGAGCGGGTACGCCTTGCCTGTTGTGATGGTGCTGGAAACGTCAGCAGAACCGTCGTTCAGCTGCGCAGGCGTGCCTTCTGGGCCAAAGGCCGCATACCAGCTCACCGACGTAGGAGATCCGGTGACGGCATCCACCACAAACACACCGCCAGCGGCTCCACCAAACGGGATCTTTGGGCTGGTGCTGGCCGATGCCGTCAGCGTGTAGGTGTTGGTGATCGCAGAGACTCGCTCAATCTGCCTGCCCATTATTTCTTCCTTTTCCAGCGGGGAACGATCCGGTCTTTGACTCGCTCAATGGCGTCGCCCTTCCTGAGGTTGGGGTTGGACAGCATTTCCTTCCGGACGTTCTCCCGGAGGATGTCTGGCGCGATGTCGACGCTCTTGCGTGGCGGCTTCTCCGGAGGCGTGTGCTCCACGATCCCGGTGACGTGGAGGTCGCGCTGCTGCGCTACCCTCTTTATGTCTGCGACGCTGTCGATCCACGCGGCCGGATCGCGGTGGGCGCGCTTGTCAGCCAGCCCTCCCATGTAGAATTTCCCGGCCACATTGATGCCGGAGGCCTTAGCCTCTCGGATCATCCGCCTGGCCAGCGGGGCCGGCATGCTGTCAAAGAACTGGCTGTTTAGGCGCCCCTCCATAAAGGAGCGGTCGGTGCCTCGAGTTCCAGGAGCCACCTGAAGGGCGCACATCTCGGCAAAGCGCGGATTCTGCCCATCAGCCACCATCTTGCGGTAGTGGTCCTGAGCGTCCTTGCTGGCTAATCGCAGGTCAAAAGGCAGGTCGTTCATGCTTGCGGCATCATCTCTACGGGGATCTGCGGGCCATCTGACGGCGGCGGCATGGCAGCGTCCGGCGGGGCGCCTTCTGGCGGCATGGCCTCAGGCGGCGCGCCAGGCCCCTCAGGCGGCATTCCCGGAGGCGCCATTGGTGGCGGGGGTGGCGGCTGGGGAACCAGGTAAGGCGTGGCGTCCAGGTCGAGCGAGTCCGCCCAGTCGGTGATTAGCGCATTGAAAGGATCCACTACCCCAGCACCGATCAGGCCGCTGAGTACAGGACCAAGATTCTGCAGGGCTGCCGACATCTGCTCAGCCCTCGTGGCCTTGTTCGGCTTGCGGGCGCTACCAGACTCGATCCTGTAGTCGTACTCACGAGCGATCTGGATGGGCTCCTGCGGCATGACGTGCGCCTGCCAAGCCATAGCGCCAAGAGGTCCGACGATCGGGGCGACGTCCTCAGCTGTCAGCAACCACCTGGCGGCCATCGCTTCCTTGCGGGCGATGTTGGTCATGCTGTTCTCGACGCACTCCGCCATGTCGTCCGGGCGGATGCTGATCTGCTCGCTGCGGACGCTGGCCTCTGTGGCCGACCTGATCTGGGTATTGGTCATTCCGTAGACGAGCTCGGTCAGGCCGAGACGCTTCTCGAGCATGGTCGTGACGGCGTCGATGACCTGCCAGATCTCGTTCGTAGCGTTGGGCAGCTGGAACACTGAGATCACGTCGCTGACGCTGCGCCCCAGAATCTCGCTCAGCTCTACGATCTTGAACCCGCCCTGCGACTGAGACAGGATCTGGTCCTTGATGTCCTGGTCTGCCGCCTTACTGACGCCAATGATCGTTTCGCAGCTGACGGCCACGCGCTGCGCCAGGAACGAAAACGCCCAGCACAGGAACCGCAGCTCTGGGATGCCTGGCTTGATATGACTGATCGGCCAGACATAGTTGGGCTTGCGGTGGAACGACAGCATCTCAAACGGCCAGCCAGCCGACTCAGCCCAAAACGGTATCGGCCACTGAACGGCACGGAACAGCGACTGCGGCAGGCCGGTCTGCTCGTCTACCTGCTCCTCGAGGATTGCCGGCGGTGCATTGAGTGGGTAAGGCACGCCGTCCGCCACGAC